TCAACAGCCCCGGCGGCTCGGTCTTCGATGCGGTCGCGATCCACAACGCGCTGAAGCGGCACGCGGGCCCGGTCACGGTCTGGATCGACGGCATTGCCGCCTCGGCGGCCTCCTACATCGCGATGGCCGGCGACGAGATCGTCATGCCCGAGAACGCCTTCCTGATGATCCACGACCCCGCCGGCCTCGTCATGGGCACGGCCGAAGACATGCGGTCCATGGCCGAGGCGCTCGACAAGGTGAAGGGCAGCTTGGTCTCCGGCTACGCCGCGAAGTCCGGCCGGACGCCGGACGAAGTCTCCGCGCTCATGGCCGCCGAGACCTGGTTCGATGCCAGTGACGCCGTGGCGCAGGGCTTCGCCGACCGGCTGATCGACCCTGTCCGGATCGCCGCGAACTTTGACATCGGGCGCTTCCGCAACGCGCCGCCGGTGCTGGTCGAGGCTGTCGAAACGGATCAGGACTCCGATGACGCGGCCGACGGCGTCGAGATCGAGGCGGACGAGGGCACCGACGAGGCCGCCGAAGGAGATCAGCTTTCTGAGGCCGAAGACGAGCAGGCCGCCTTTGCCGCCACCGCTCAGCCTCCGGCCGTAACGCCACCGCCCAGCAGTGCGCCGCCCGATCCGGCCGCCATCCGCGCGGAGGCTATCGGGCATGCCCGGGCCGTCGTCGATCTCTGCCGCCTTGCCGGCCAGCCGCAGATGGCGGGCCGCTTCCTCGAACAGGACGCGAGCCTCGACGAGGTGCGCGCCGCGCTCCTCGCTTTGAGGTGCGAGGCCGAGCCCGAGATCGCGCCCCATCACCCGCAGCCCGGTCGCTCCTCGGCCGCGCGCCCCTGGGGCGAGATCGTCGCCCGCACCTTCAAGCTGAAAGGATGACACCATGACCACGTTGGTCGAAGGCACGCACCCCGGCGGCTTCCTCGTCTGGGAAGCCTTCCGCGACTACACCCGCGAGACGATCACCGTCGCTGCGGGCACGCTCGAACCCGGCACCGTGCTGGGCAAGATCACCGCCTCGGGCAAGTACGCCGCGCACGACCCGGCCGCCGTCGACGGCACCGAGACCGCCGTGGCCGTGCTCTGGGGCAAGGTGGATGCGTCCGGTGGCGATGCCCCGGCCGTCGCGGTCGTCCGCGGCCCCGCCATCGTCAACCGCCACGACCTCGTCTTCGCGGGCACCCCCAGCGAAGGCGAGATCGCAGCTGCCCACACGGCGCTCCTCGCCGCGGGCATCCTCGTCCGCTGACCCAATCCCGACAGGAGGCATCCTCATGGCCACCATGGACATCTTCGAAGGCGATGCCTTCACCATCGTCGAGCTCACCCGCGCGCTCGAGAATATTCCCTACAAGCCCGCGCTGCTCTCGGGCTCAAACCTCTTCAGCCCGCGCGGCGTGCGCTCCCGCACCGTCGTGATCGAGAGCCGCGACGGCACGCTGTCGCTCATTCCGTTCTCCGAGCGCGGCTCGGCCTACGAACAGCAGGTGCCCGACCGGCGCGAGATGCGCGCGTTCGTCTGCCGCCAGTTCAAGAAGCAGGACGTGCTCTGGGCCTCGGAGATCCAGTCCGTCCGCGACTTCGGGTCGGAGAGCGCCACCCAGCAGGTGCAGACCGAAGTGGCCTACCGGCTACGCAAGCTCCGCCAGGACGCCGAGACCACCTTCGAGTACCACCTGCTGAACGGCATCCAGGGGCTGGTGAAGGACCCGAAGGACCAAGCCACGGTGGTGAACTACTTCACCGAGTTCGGCATCTCTCCGGCGGCCGAGATCGACTTTGACCTCGACAACGCGAGCCCGGCCTCGGGAGCACTGCGCAAGCGCTGCCAGGCGCTGATCGAGAGCGTCGAGGACTCGATGGGCGGGCTCTCGGCCGGCGCCGTGCAGGTCCGCGCCGAATGCGGCTCGGCCTTCTTCGCCGATCTCGTCGCCCACAAGGAGGTACGGGAGACTTACCTCAACACCGCCGCCGCGGCCGATCTCAGGGGCCGCGTTGCCGACGAGGTCAGCTTCGGCGGCATCACCTTCCGGCGCTACCGCGGCGGCGCGGGCTTCGGCGTGCCGACCGACAAGGCCTTCTTCTATCCCGAAGGTGTCGAGGGGCTGTTCGAGATCTACCATGCGCCCGCCGACACCTTCGAGACGGTGAACACGCTGGGCCTGCCGCTCTACGCCCGCACCATCCCGGACCGCGACCGCGACGAATGGGTGCGCCTCGAGATCGAGAGCAATCCGCTGCCGATCTGCACCCGCCCGCAGGTGCTGCGCTCGGCGCGGCGGACCTGATGACCACCTTCGCCACGGCGGTGGAGGCGCTCTTCGCGGACGGCAACATCGCCCGCGATGCGGTCTACATCGCCGACGGCGGCGCCCCGGTCCTCGTCCGCGCGGTCACCCGCCGCGCGGATGAGGTCACGGGCTTCGGCGAGGCGCGCATCTGGTCCGAGACCACCCGGCTCGACCTGCGCACGGCCGAGGTCCCGAACCCGCGCCCCGGCGACCGCATCGAGATCGACGGCGACGCCTTCCTCATCCAGGGCGAGCCCGTCCGCGACCGCGTGCGGCTGGTCTGGACCGTGGACCTGCGCCCGGCGTGAGGGCGAAGCAGGAAACGGGCGATGAAGCTGAAACTCGATATCGTCCCGGACATCGCCGCGATGATGGCGGCGGAGGTCGCGGCCGGCGAAAAGGCCGTCTCTGCCGCCATGCGCGAGGCCGGGACCGGGCTCAAGTCCGCCTGGCGCGGCCAGATCACCGGCGCGGGGCTCGGCACACGGCTGGCCAACTCGATCCGGAGCCAGAACTTCCCGAGGTCGGGCGAGAGCCTCGATGCCGCGGCGCTGGTCTGGTCGAAGGCCCCGGTGATCGTCGGCGCCCACGACACCGGCCCGCTGATCCGCTCGAAAACCGGATTGTGGCTCGCGATCCCGACGCCCGCCGCAGGCAAGTCCCTGCGCGGCGGCAGGATCACCCCCGCCGAATGGGAACGCCGCCGTGGCCTGCGCCTGCGCTTCGTCTATCGCCGCCGTGGTCCGAGCCTGCTGGTGGCCGAAGGGCGGCTGAACAGTCGGGGTTTCGGCGTCGCTTCACGCTCGAAGACCGGCCGCGGGCGCACGACAGTGCCGATTTTCCTGCTGGTGCCGCAGGTGAGGCTGGCGAAGCGGCTGGACCTCGCGCGGGATGCCGAGCGGGTGGTGGACGGCGTGCCGGCTCTGATCGTGGCGAAGTGGGTGGCGGGAAAACTGTAGTCGCTCCGTATCGCCCTTGAAGGCAGAAGAGCCGAAGGGGCTCCGGCTCAGCGGCGACCGAGCTTGCCGAATTCGCTGTCGAGCAGCGACCGGATCTTCCTTGCGCCGCCGCGCAGGGCCGCTTCGACAGTCGCATCGTCATGGCTGACCGTTTGCGGCTGCATCCCCTCGGGGCGCGCCTCGATGGTGCAGCGAATGTCGTCGGTGCCGCCCTTGGCGGCGTTCGCATCCGCCAGGTGCACCTCGATCCGCGACAGCCGGTCCGTCAGATGCCCCAGCGCTGACGCGACCATCTGTTCGGCCACCTCGGCGAGGCGCTCGTCGCCCTGGATGTTGGCGTCGGTATTCAGCTGGAACTGCATGTCGGGTCTCCTGTGTGTATGATCATCTAACATGAAAAACCATGAAGATGGCTGATCCAGCGCAAGTTCATCCGCACGATCAGCAGGAACGCTCGCGCCGAGATAGCGCAGGCGAGGATTCGAGGCCACTGACAATGCCCACCCCACGCGAAACCATCCTTCTGGCCCTTCACGCCCGCCTCTCGACCCTGCCCGCCACCGTCCTCCGCGGTGAGGTGCTGCCCGAGCGCGTGCCCGCCGAGGGCCTCCTGATCCTGCGCGACGGCGAGCCGGGGGATCCGGAGGTGACGCTCTCGCCCTTGCGCTACCATTACCGGCATCGGGCCGAGATCGAGGCGGTGGTGCAGGGTGAGGCCCGGTCTGCGCAGCAGATGCAAGGGTCCGGGGGACCCTTGCAAGGACCGAACGACCGTGACGCGGCGTTCGACGCGCTGACCGCCAGCATCGGCACGGCGCTCGCCGCCGACCGCACGCTGGGCGGGCTCTGCGACTGGGTCGAGGCGGAAGCGCCACGGCCGGTGGACTTGGCCGTAGAGGGCGCGGCGAGCCTGAAGGCGGCGGTGATCGCGGTCGTGCTGCACTATTCCACGGCCGATCCGTTGGCCTGACCCAGACAATCCGAGGAGAATACGATGGCACGTTCCACGGGTGCGCGGGCGCAGATGGCGCTGGCATTCGAGACCGTCTATGGCACCCCGCCCGCGAGCGGCTTCACGAAGGTGCCCTTCGCCAGCACCACGCTGGGCAGCGAGCAGCCGCTGCTCGAGAATGAGTTGCTGGGCTTCGGCCGCGACCCGCTGGCACCGATCAAGGATGCGCTTCGCCGACACCACGCTGCTCGACGCCGCCATCGACGGCACCGCGTCGGAGATCACCGTGGCCTACAGCGCGCTCGCGACCGGGGAGACCTTCGAGATCGTCGCGCATTCGGTGTTCCTGCCGCGCCCGCGGATCTCGGTTTCCGGCCCGGAGGGCATCCAGGTGACCTTCGACTGGCAGGCGGCGCAGGATCCGGTGCTGGGGCGGATGTGCACCGCGACGCTGGTCAACGACGTGGCGGCCTACTGATGC